AAATCGGTGACACGCACAGCGTCTACGTGAGCGCATCGTATTTCACGATTGGGCAGGCAGGTGGCCCAGAGAGTTCGGTTTCGTCCGACCTTGAACACATCGCCGGGGTAACGTCCGGCCTTCACCACCAAAGCATTTCTCCCGCATCAGCGGGTAACGACAGAGGGTAAGACGATGGATTTTAAGAAAGGAGATGTTGTTACGTGGTCAAGCCAGGCCGCGGGCAGCTGGAAGACGAAAACTGGTGTGATTACGGAAGTGTGGGAATACAAAAAACAAACGCGTTACACCGTAAAAGTTGATCCGAAGGAAGGGTCGACGGCGAAACCAAAGTTTTACTACCCACGCACATCAGCACTACAGAAAGTGTCATGACCCGCTTCGGCGGGTTTTTCATACCTCAGTCGCTTCACCGAGGCGGCTTAGTTATGACAACCGGCGGCCATCCACCGCCCATTAGCGCAGAAGTCTTGTATTAACCGTTCCGTTCGCCGCGATAAGGCCAAGAGGATTTATGAGCAACAAAACTGGCGGTACAGCGTTTCCACAATCAGGCGTATGCACTCCTGAAATTAACTCATGGGATAGCGAAGATTTTGGAGGGCGAGGTTTAACCGTGCGCGACTACTTCGCGGCTAAGGCTATGGCCGCCATTGTGCGCAGATGGGACGGGCATTCCTTTGGTGGCGGCCCGCAATCACCACAATACAAAGAATTAGCCGAAGATGCGTATTACATTGCCGACGCAATGCTCCGCGCCAGGGAGGCATCATGACAGTCACCCACAACGGCAAGCAGTACACCGCCAAAAAGCTCAACGATAACGAGTGGCAACTGACGTCGCTATCGGCACCGCGGGAAAAACTGGTGCTGAACCGTTGGCAGATGCATATCGCTGGCCTCCTGGAACAGGTTGAGGTGAAGGTATGATTGGAATGCACTACGGCACCGCATCAGTGCCACGTAGCGAGGTTTTACCGGGCACAATGCTGCAACACCACGGCAAAACTTATCGAGCCTCTGCGAACGTTGAGAAAGGCCTATACGCCTTCAACATCTTCGAAAAAACCATCATCAAAAGTGATTCCGTCGTTGTGCTGCTGAATGAGCGCGGCGAGCCAATGGTTCACTGATACCAACCACCCTGTTCAACCGATCGGCCTGGCTCAATGCGGGCGTGATCTGCACATCCAAATTTCAGGAGTTCAGCCATGAACGCATACCTCACTTACGATCGCATCGAAGATCGGCGCTGGGTTGAGCAGCAGCTCGACGACGAGAAAGAGAAGTGGATCGACGACCGGGCACAGCAAATCATCGACATGATGCCAAAAGAGCCGTCCGGCCTCTTCCACTTCTCGGTCCCGATTGACTCCAGCCCATACGAAGGACTTCGCAGCGATAAAGCTGGCGAAGCCTACAACGATTTCATTTCGGCAGTTGCTTACGCCCAGGCGGAATACGACTGGGAACACCGTACCGGCTGCCCGTTTTAAGGAGAGAGTTAATGGCCCGCAGAAATTTACTCCACAAATCGAAATTAGCCGACTTTAAGGAGTGGCTCTCGATGAACGGAGTTCAGTGGAGAGATGGGAAAGGTAGTTACCAGGTGATCCAGGTGAATACGGGATGCGGCTGGACACCAATTTATGACAGCAGCAAAGAGCGACGCGAGCATTTCACTATTCAGGATGCTCTCAGGCCTTTGGTAAACAGATTCATCAGAGAGGCTGCAAAATGACAGATTCAAAAACACATTACCGCAAGGCATTTGACTCCCCTTACCTAAGCAGCGCCGACATCGTTGAGCCAACGGTGCTGACGATCGCCCGGGCAACGTTAGAAAACGACAAAACAAAAAAATCCAAAGACGTTTTTAACACTGCTTATTTTGAAGAGCGCGAGCTGCGCCCCGGCGAAAAGCTCAAGCCGATGATTCTGAATGCCACCAACAGCAAGATGCTGAAAAGCATTACCGGCTCGCCATTCCTTGAAGATTGGGTTGGCGTAAAGGTCACGGTCTACGTCGATAAAAATGTCCGGTTCGGAAAGGAATCGGTTGAAGGCCTCCGCTTAAGCCCGGCGCGCGTTACAAAGCCGGTGCTTTCGCCGGATAAAACGCAGGCATGGAATAACGCTAAAGCAGCATTCAAACGCGACGGCAACCTTGATGCAGTGCTGGCGAGAATGGATATTTCTCCGGAGCATCGCCGCCAGCTTGAGCAGGAGTGTTCATCATGATCTGGCACGACGTCGAGCAAAATGGTGAAGAGTGGGACGCTCTTCGCCTGGGTAAGGCCACCGCGTCAAACTTCGGCGTGATCATGGCTAATGATGGGAAGGCTTTTGGTGAGCCAGCCAAGCGTTATGCCCTTCAGCTGGCTCTTGAGCAGATTAAAGGGTGCAAGTCTGAGTTTGGCTTCTCAAACGAGCACATGGAGCGCGGGCACGAACAGGAGCCAATTGCCCGCATGCTGTACGAAGAGATGAACTTCGTCGACGTGGATAACGGTGGATTCTTTGATCACGAAACATACGGCGACAGCCCCGACGGCCTCGTTGGCCAGGACGGGCTAGTTGAGATTAAGTCGGTCATTGCCGCCACCCACTACTCCACCCTCACCCGCGGCTCCTTCGATCCGGCATACAGATGGCAACTGGTCGGTCACCTTGATTGCTCTGGCAGGGATTGGGTGGACTTCATCAGCTACTGCTCAGACTTCCCGGACGGTAAGCAGCTCATCGTTTATCGCCTTACAGCTGCTGAATGTGAAACAGAAATAGCCCGGCTTCGCGCACGCAGAAATGATTTCCTCGAACTTGTTGCGGACACGAAGCGCCGCATTCTGGAGCTCGAATGAAACGAACACCCTTCTACCGCAGGCCCGGGCGCACCGGGCAATTCTCTGGCCTCCGTGAGCGCGTTATCTGGATGATTCAGACGCGCGGACGCCCGGTCACCGGCAGCGAAATCGCCGAGAAGTTTGGCGTAACGCTCATTGAGTTTAACCGGGTCGCCAACGGCATTACCCGCGGTTCCGGGCAGATAGCGCAGATCGTTGAGTCGAAGAAATGGCTCAACGATGACGGCATCTGCGACCGCGCTTTCGACCTCGTTACGAAGCCGAAGATTGTTACGCCGCAGGGCAAATCGCGCCTGTTCACCCGGCGTGCTATTGAGCAATCACAGGAAGGTAGACGGCAGGAGTGCATTGAACGTGCCGCCCGCCGTCGCCGCCTGATTGCCGCAGGCCTCTACATCGACGAAATGGAGTCCATTCTATGACTCACGCTCACGACGACATCACGGTTGGCACACTGTGCCTTCCCTTCATTGGTAACGGCTGGCTAATGCCATGGGGCGAAGTGGTCAGCAATCCATTAAAGGCGCAGCGGCTCGCTGAGGAATATCGGGAAAGACAGGAGGCGGCATGACCTATCAACTTCACGTCGGGCGCTGCGAAGACGTCCTGAAAACGCTTCCGGATAACTCAGTTGACGCCATCGTGACGGATCCTCCCTATGGTCTGAGTTTCATGAACCACAAATGGGATTACGACGTCCCGACAGTTGAGCAGTGGCAGGAATGCCTGCGCGTTCTCAAACCTGGCGGGCATGTTCTGGCGTTTGGCGGCTCCCGTACATATCACCGACTTGTCGTTAACGTTGAGGATGCTGGTTTCGAAATCAGGGACCAAATCCTCTGGATTTACGGCAGCGGCTTCCCCAAGTCGCATAACCTCGATGGTGATTTTGATGGCTGGGGAACTGCTCTAAAGCCTGCGCACGAACCGATCGTCATGGCTCGCAAGCCATTCAAAAAAACGGTGTCGGCGAACATGACTGAGCACGGCACCGGGGCGATCAATATCAATGCCTGCCGCATCCCTACCGACGAGGCGCTAAATGGCGGTGCTGGCGGCCTGCTTTCACACCAGCGTGACGGTACCGAACCTGTTGCTGATTACGAGCAGGCACCAGAGGGGCGCTGGCCGGCAAACATCATTCACGACGGAAGTGATGTTGTCGTGTCAGCGTTCCCGGATGCGAAAGGCCAGCAAGGAGCGCTTACCGGCAATGAGCCAAGCTCTAAAATGGGTGCGGCGAATTGCTACGGGCAAATGGACCGGCGGCACGAATCAACTC